CCTTTACCATAAATACCTACTACATCAGTTATACCTGCTAGGCCTCGTACATCATTAGCAAAATCACCTACTACTGCCTTTGCATCACCCATAGCGTCCTTGATACTACCTGCCCTTGCTGCTAGTTGTTGGAATTTCTCACTAGCAGGGTCTACACCATTGAGCAACATATTAGCTAACTCGGATTGAATTGCTTTTAGTTCCCTTTTGATATTACCGCTACCCTGCTTAAATACAGCCTCTGTGTTACCTACTTCACTTTTTACTTTGTCGATTATAGACTTAAACTGTTTATCATCAAGTCTTATCTTGGTTACTAAATCTTGTGCCATATTCCTTCGCTTTCTGTTTAAGTCTTTCTATGTCCTCCTTGGTTGGTAGTGGGTCTTTATCACCTGTACTACCTTCTAAGTTGTCCCATGGTAAGGGCATAAATTTCCGTGGGTTATTCTCTTTAGTGCCACCCATTACCTTGGCAGATGTATAAATAGTCTGTCTTCCTATTTCCCAGAAATCCATCTTAGCTCGGTATAAGTTTTTGACTAAGATGTGTAACTCTAACATACTCATCCTGTCTAGTATATACTCCGGGTCTAGGTTGCCTTGAAATACTAAGATACTAAATACATCTGCCATTCCTAGTTTTTTCCCTTATCCTCACCTTTCTTAGTGTCATCCTTACCCTTAAACTCTGCTTGTCTAGATAATTCCCTTTTCATGAAATCTGTATAGACTGTAAAGATACTAGGGTCTTCATCTAGGGAGTCTAAGAGTATATCAAATGTAAGGTCAGTGTCTTTGTTACCTGCTAAGATACAACAATATAGAAAAAGGTACTGGTCGCTAAGTGTATCTAGGCTAAATAGTTTACTAGCTGCTGCCTCAAATAACATCATAGCACGTACTGAGTAGACTAGCTTATATTCCTTGTTGTTAATTGTTACTGTATTCATGATTAAAAAATTATTGGGCTACCTACTACACCCTTGTTAAGTTTGGATATAATAGGTATAGCCCTGTTTCATTATTATTATGCTGTTGCTGGAGTTGCCACCTTCTTAAGTGGTCCGACCCCTGTAAATGTAGCTGAGAAAGTTGCGTTATCCTCATTTGGTGCACTACATTCTAGGGAGGTAATTAATACCTTGCCTGTGTATGTGCCTGTAGTGCTAGGAATCCAACCGCCTTTCAAAACTTCATCCGCTTTCGTCTTGTAATTTTTTTCCAACGCAAAGACGGCATCTATTGGGGTCTGTGCTGTCATAATATCAAAGAGTTGTTCAAAGCCTACACCTTCACCATCATTTGACATTAGATTTTCTGTTGACATTTCCCAGCTGATTTTGCCTGCCTGTGCTGATACCCACTTACCGCCAGAATCTTTACTAGTAGTTTCAGTTGTATCTTGGCTAATTGAAAGACTGTGACTAGTTGCAAAAGCGATAGACTTTCCATTAATAAAAAGCATTAGGTCACGTCCTTTGGTTACACTTGCCATATTATGTTATTTATTTTTTATGTTTACTGTTATACTAAGTAGCTGTAGGAATGTGTCTCCCCTGTACTCCTCGCTAGTGTCTTGTAGTTCTAGGTCTGTTATTTCTAGTCCCCCTATAGTTCTACCTTGGCTTGCTAGTAAGACATCTATTACCTTACTGCAAATTCCTAGCCCCTGTCTATAATCACTACTTGCCACTATAAAAGACATCCTAACCAGTGTATCAAATAATAGCTTATCTTTATTAGTGCTAGGTGTTAGTCCGTCCCTTCGATAAACTATGAAAGGAAAACTAGTACCTTTATCTGCGACTAGTGGAAATACTTTACTTCCTACTTGCCTACTTAATTCCTCGTCTTGTAGTAGGATAGATTTAACTACCCTTCCTAATTCTAAACTCTCCATTACTTCTTATTCCATATCTTATCAATAGACTCAGAAAATAACCTACCCATAGAGTCCTCAACTTCTGACATCTTAGCCTGTACAGTGGGTTGGAAAAAACTATGTCGCTTATGAACACCCCTACTAGCACCTGCCTTAGTACGTCTCAACTGTGTACCAAGTTCCCAAAATTTTAAGCGAAAATCAGCCATGATATGCACCTTAGCTGTATCACTATCCCTACTTGGCTTACTATACTTGATACCAGACTCTAGCGTTTTACCATTCCACCAGTTAGGACGATTATAGCCCTTAGTTACTGTTCTGAGACTCTGCCTAGCTGCTTTAACTAGAATATCACTACCTTTCTTTAGTGCAGTGTTTTTAGCTTTGGTCTGTTCACGTCCTGTTAGTTCTGTGAATTTCTTAACCAGCTCATCTACCCCTGTTAGTTCTAAGTTGTCGTTATTCATTGATTAGCTCTGTTTCTATTACCTTCTTTTGCTGGGCTGGTACTGGTATGACACTTAAGACCCTGTACTTCTTATCCTTGTACATAATATAGTCTGTGTGTTCCTGTATGTTAATGTACTGCCAAACTTCAAAAGTAACTTGATAGGTATAGACTATTTCATCGTTTACTACACCTCTCTCGCCTGTCTTATAACCTACATTAGCTCTAGTAGTTGTTAATAGGCGGTGTTGATTACTAGTACATCCGAAATCGTCTTGTCTTATTTCTGTCCGATAAATTGCTATGGTGTCTCTTAGTAGTCCTGTTCTCATTGCCGTACCTTATCCTTTCCGCCCGTGTACCTCTTACTATAGTTCTTGTACAAATCTAGCAAATATGTTAGACTATAGGGTAGCTCTGTGTGACTACTAAAAGCTATTGATTCACGGTTAGCGTATAAGTTTGCTGTTAGAATTAATATAGATTGAACTAGGGGAGGCGGTAAAGTTGTCCTCCCACTAGCTTGTATGATATTTTCTAACTTATCATCTATATGTCGTTCTACTGCTAATTCCGCTGCTTGTTCTAGGTCACATAGGTACTCATCGTCTTCATGAAAGCTAGAATCAATGTTTAGATGTTTCTTTAGTTGCTGTAAGTTTACGTACATATAGAAACTTAGTTAACTAATTAGACTGCGAATGTACCAAACTGGAAAGCCTCTGGTCTGATAAGTGCTGCATCAAAGTAAGTATTGACTACTAAGCGGATTAAGCCATTAACTGCCTGTGAGTATTGGTCAACGGTAATATCACAATACTTCCTAACTCAAATATCCCCATTTGAATCCGCCTGCTGTCTTACCTTTACCTTGGCAAACCCTCATTATAGTAGATTTGTTTATAGATAAAGCTCTCATTGCCTCACTTGCGCCTAGTTCCCAAGTTCTTATAAAATTTCCTTCTAGGTCATACTGATTTACAGGTTTACTTTTTTTAAGTAGTGCCTCTCTACTTGGTTTAATTCCTAAGCGTGCCTGCCTCATTTTCTCTATAGCCTCCTTACTGTGTTTCTTTCCATAGTTAGGGTTATTCTTACCTTTGTAACTTCTACGCTTCTTAAATGCCTTTATTAATAAGTCTCTAGGTACGTGAAAACCTAACGTACCACCTCCTCCAGCTGTACTATTATAACCACCCCTATAAGTGTTATACTTCTCTATATAGTATATCTCTTTCTTGTCTAGTATGGCTTTAATTTGTACATTATTCTTACCTGTAGTGTCTATTTCTTCCAGTACTTCATATTTCCAACTTTCAAAGTCTGAATATTTATGCCTAGCGTTATCTATAGCTGAGCCTAGTTTAGTATATGGTTTAGCGTTTAGGTTGCACTTAAATTCTCTATACCTTCTATCCAAATCTACTGCTTGACCTACATAAGATTTACCACTGGGAGACGTCCATTTATATATACCGCTCCTCATTAGTTTATTAAAATTGTGTTTTTATGGGATATTTGAGTTATTATGTATCTGTATGTTTCCATACAAGTTTAGACTATATCATTACCCTCTAAGTAGGGTATCTATTCCTTAGTCGTTGAACTTATCTATTTTACTAGATAAGACGCTGATTTAATTTATAATTGTTCCCAGCGTTTTTAATAGATTATATTAAGCTACAATTTACTAGTAACTTAGTTTTAATCTGGGGTTTATCTTAATATTACTATTAAGCGACACTGAAATTACCGTTAGTTAATGCCGCCCCAACTACCGATAGCCAAGTTAGAGAAATCACCTACTACAAAGGTCTTAGCCTCTACATTTGATGTTGAGTAAACTGGTGTACCATCTAAAGCACCATCCACATAAGCAAGCTGGGCTGTACCTCTAGAACCCTTCATCATATTACGGAAACTAGCACGTGCAGAAGGTGAGGCAATATATGAAATACCACCCAATACATTAGCCTCCTCAACCTTTGCCTCAAGACCTACCAAGCCCTCAAAATCAGTAACCTTAGTAGGGGTCTTACCGTTGAAGATACCTGCAGGGGTTGTAGCTGACTTAGCACCCTTGCCTAAAATCGTGTTCTCGAGCTTTGAGTTAATAGCATTAATCAAGTCCTGCCTAATTGCAGTCTCTACACCGATAGAATCCTGTGCAAGCAACATCTTAGAAATGTCAACATAAGCTGTCAAACGCTTTGGAGTGAGTGTTACATTATTATACAGTACATTGCCGTCTGTTGCTGCTGCTGTCTCACCTGCCCAGTTCACATTAGAGCCTGTCATTACAGGAATCTGTGCATTATTAGTCAAGCCTGTATAGAACTTAGCACCTGCCTGTACTAGGACATTCTTAGCACGGAGAGGCTCAATAATATCGTATAAGTCTGTTGCTACTACATCTACACCCTCACTAGCTACAGAAACTGCTGCACGTGTTTCCATGGTAGGGATATAAATCTGGCCTACTGTATTAAGACCTGCTGCCCTCATTTCCTTCATACCCTCATTACAAACTGCTGCCGTTACATTATCAAGCTGTCTGTTTTCTGCTACATTTCTAATAGCCTTGAGTAAACTAAATCTCTGTTCTTTCATCGTATTAATATTAATATGTTTGTGTGTTCGTGCTGAGCGTGCCTCTTCTTTATCTTCTTTCTTATCTTCACTCTCAACATCGTTATCCTTGTCCTTATCCTCGTCTACTACTTCCTCATCAGACTTCTCTACAGTCTCTTCCTGTTCTTTCTCGTCCTCTGTGTCAGTGTTTTTCTTTTCTACTTCTTCCTGTGTTGGTACTTCTTTATCTTCCTGTACCTCATCAGTCTTCTCTACAGTCTCTTCCTGTACTTCTTTCTCTTTCTCGTCCTGCATTGTTTTATGTTTTTCAAGTTCTACTAGTGCTCTCTTACTTACAGTTGTCTCTTGGTAAGCTGGCTGATATACAGGGGAAACATCGTATAACTCATCTATCTTATAAATGTCTCTGTACTGCACACCTTCTACTGTGTACCACTTCTCACTACCTTCATCTAAGCTAACTGTAAAAGCGAAACTACTACTATCTATTTCACCTCTTTGTAGGTGTTCTAAAAGTTCTTCACCCAGATCCGTGTTAGGTGCTGTAAAACTATACTTAAGTCCTCGTTCGTCTAATTCTAGTTTCAAACTACCTTCACCATATTTAGACCTAGCTAGTACCTTGGTTGAGTCATGATTTAGGAGGCAAAATACATCAGACTTTTTAATAGTATCGTCCGTAATTGCACCCTTCATAATACGTTCCCTAAATCCTAGGTCTTCACTTTGGCTGTTAAAAACTACTGCATAACCTTCTACTGTTCTACTGTCTGGACTTACTACTGGGGTACTGTTGGTTGCTCGTATTTCTATGTTGTTATCCTTCCTCATCTGTACTACTTGTTAGGTTTGTCTTACTTACGTCATTATATGCTAAGTTGTGGCTGTCTCCATTTTCAACTGGATTATAACCTAGTTGTCTCCTAACTTCATTGATACTAAGAACACCCATACTAAGGAGGCTGTTATAGTACCCTGCTAATTCTGCCTTGTTCGTTCTCAGTATTGCAGTTTCATCTAAGCCTAATTCTAATCCAGTACCGCCTGTTAGTTTCCTGTTTAGTTCCTCCTCTATCATCACAATATAGGGGTTAAGCGTGTAAGTAAGGTATTGTAAGTTAGATTCACCGACACTACTATAACTACTTTTGCTAAGGTCGCCTAGTAGTACAGGGCTAATATTAAAGAAACGTGCAACGTCTACAACACTAAAATTCCTAGACTCTAACATCTGAGCGTCTGAGCCGTTAATACTGATTGGCTGATAATCCATATTTACAGGCAGGACTACAACTCCGCCTCCTTGATTACCTTGTCCAAATGTAGACCGCCAATTAGTAGATATTGTCTGCTTTTGCTCTTCGCTCAGATTCGAGTGCACCTTGATAATACCGTTTAAGTTGCAGCCATTACTAAAAAAATTCTCTGCCACTTGTTCTGTTTGTTGTGCGATATTGAGACTTCTAGCTGCATGACTCAGAACACTTATACCCTGTACACCGTCATAAGAGTACCTAAGAAAATGTAGAATCTCACTAGGTTGTATCTGTCTAGCCCCTATGTATGAACAGGTATAGTAAAGGGTGTTATCTTCCTTTCTATAATTACACTGTACATCATCAGCTGGTAAGTATCTAAGTTCTACTACATCCTTACCGTTACCCTTTCTCTCAATTAGGACATAAGCGTTACCCTTTAATAGGACTGACTGTACTATATTCTTAAGTAGGGTATAGCGTGTCATCCTATTGTTAGTAAAGATGTCATAGAGTGGGTGACTGTCTAGTAGGTCTGTTCCCTTTGTATTCTTTGCCTTGACTTGAATAGGTAGGGTAGCAATTGAATCACTAATAAGGTTAACTGCTGAGTAGACCGCACTAAGACTCATAGCACTGCCTGACTGATAACCAAAGCCCCATCCTAGACTGTCTGATAAGTTAGGGTTATAAAAAGGTTGGCCTCGTTTTTCTGGCTTATCCTTACTTATATTTAATCCTAGTATTTTCATGGTTAAAAATTAAATCCTGTTATTTCGTTATTATATCGTGGCTGTTCTAGATATTTACCTAGTGCATTTAATGTAGAGTGTACACCGTCTATTTTTCGTTCACTATTATTATTCTGTTTAACTGGCTTAATATTCCCACAGTTGTCCTCTTGGAGCTCAGCGTTACCAAACATCCAGGTAGTAATTAAGTTCTTATCTAGCTTAAGTGTGCCATTTCGTGCAATCATTTCTAAGTGCCTTGTCGGTCTATTCATGCTGCCAGTAGTTTGAGAATAAGGCTGACAATTAAATCCTAGTTCAGTTAACTTAATAATAGCCATAGTACTCTGCCACTGGTCATAAGAAATACACTCAATAGGTATAGTCTTGTTAATAGCCTGTATGTCTTCTATTACCCTGTTATAATCTACTACATTGCCTTCCGTGATATTTAGATAACCTATTCCTTGCCAAAATTTATACTTATCCCTGTTGCTACTCTCTTGCAGGGCAGACTGTGGCAAGTAGTACCAAGACTTAGAGTAGATTGTATTGTCGGTTGGTATTACTAAGGTCATTGCTGTTATATCACTTGTACTACTAAGGTCTAACCCTAAGTAGCCTGTACACCCTTGAAATATTGGGTCTTGAAGGTCTATAGGTGTCATTGAGTCCTGTATATATCTGCTTGGAATCCACTCGCCTCTTTCATTACTACACCAAATATTCATTAACTTAGTTTTATAGTTTGTGAGTAATAAAGGGGAGTTCTTTGCTTTCCTTAGTTCTGATTGTAGGTAAGACTCAGTAACTGTAAGCCCTAGGTTTGGTTGACACTTTACCCAGTTCTTAGGGTCTTCTATGTCGTCTTCTTTGTCTAGGGTATAGATAGCTGAAAATATACTATCATCTTCTGCCTTACCTTCTAAGATACTTATAAATGTACTTCTAAGTACAAAGCAGGGGTTACTTTGGTCAAAACCTGCCGTCGTGATATAAAGCATTAGGGGCTGAGTTCTCATACCTACACTACTAGTTAAGACATTTGCAGTATTATTGGACCTGCTTGCGTGATATTCATCTAATACACAGGCACTTACATTTAACCCATCAAGCCTCTCAGCATCAGAACTCACAACTTTCATAGTAGACTTGGTAAGGGGGAACTTAATAGAATCCCTGTAATAGTTAAAGAACTTACCCTTCTTGTCTAGGCTACTAATAAAGTTTTTGGACATCTGAAATGCTAAGGTGGCTTGCTGAAAGCTGTTTGCAGCAAATATAACTTGCGCCTCATTTTCACCGTCTGCTATGAGGTGATATAACATAAGGCCTGCTGCTAGTGTACTTTTGCCACATTTGCGGGCTACCTCTATATATACTTCTCTAACGACTCTAGTATTATCTGAACACCACTTAAAGCCGTATATACTTGCTACTACCCATTTCTGCCATTCCTGCAATACTAAGGGTAGGCCTGCAAATTTACCTGTAGACTGTGGTAGCTTTTGTAAGAAATTAACTACCTTATCAACTGCCTTAGAATCAAAGTACCTATCTTCTTTATCAAACCAGCTTAGGTATCTAGAACAAGCAAGACGAACATACTCACACGCTACTACCTTACCGCCTAAAACATCCCTTGCATAAGATTTGTACTTCTCATCTATCATTGTGTTATCCTAGTATTAAAGGGTCTGGGTAATTCTGTTTGTAGTCGTATGCTAGTACTTCCTCTCTATTAGTAAGTCTTTTAACGGCCTCTATATGAGTTTCTGTACAGTTCAAGCAGTCAGTAGCGTATATTTCAATAAGTCCTAATAGCTGCCTCCACTGTGCCAAAGGATAGGTAAATGTGTGACCGTGATAAATTTTAGTCATCGTTTCCTTACCTAACTGTTCATGTGCTAAGAGTGCTGCGTATAAGATACACCTTTCCTGTTTATCTAGCCACATCTTAAGACTGCCTACTGTGAAACTATTAA